TCTTGGTTGCCGCTGCATATTCCGTAGCGTACTCAACCGCTTTTGTCCATGTTGATTGACCGCGCATCAGCGCGAAAAACTGCGCCAACCAGTTACAAGCCTGATTGATCCAACCAACGACCTTCTGCAATACTGGAATAAGCGCCTGGATTACAGGAGCGACAGCCGTAGCTATGGAATTTTTCATATAGAGCAGGGCGGTAGAAGCTTCATCCATAGACTTGGAGAAGGAACCTTTCGTCGCCTTACTCCACTGGTACATGTTACTGATGCCTTCCTTCAGCCCTTGTACCATTGCCCTGATTGCGTAACGCATTGCGCGCATTTTTGCAACCCGGACGAACTGCCCGAACAGATTGCCAACTTTGGTGAAGGTTCTTCCAAGAACGGTATGATCTTTAATAAATCCCTTGATTGAAGTTCCGGTGCTGGACAGCGCCTTCTTAAATCCAGAAATACCAGCAGACGCCTTTTTAGTGTCTTTGGGCTTGTTTTTCAGTTCACCATCCAGACCAATCAGCTTGTTTCTTGCTGCGTCAGCATCCACTCCAGCTTCCTGCATCTTTTTAGCAAAATCCAAAAGAGCTTCCGACGCGCCTTTAGATTTTAAATCTTTAAACAGCATATCGTATTTTTGAGACTGTATATTTTTGGCGGCTTGAACTTCTGCCTGCATTTGCGCCCTTTGTGAATTTGCTTCACCTATAGCAGCCATTGACTCCTGAAGGCCGAGAGTTTGAGAAGCCTGACCACTTTTTGCAACTTCATTTCGAAGAGCTTCTTTCGCTTTCTGAAGCTGCACTATGGCGCTTGCTATCTTCGCAGGATCGCCAGAAGTTAGAGCTTCATTAAGTTTTGCTTGTTTTGCAGTATAGACAAGTTCAAGTATCTGCTGTTTTGTATAATTAATTGCGTCAGCAAACTTTATCTGATTTTCTGTGGCAGATTGCATTTCGCCTTGCATCTGATTGTTAAACTCGTCTTTTAATATGCCGGGAATGTCTTTTGCTTTATGTCCGCTTTCTTTTAGCTCTTCGTAACGATCCATAAATTTATCAATCAACTCTGGGTGATCAGCCATCGTACCAGAGCCTGCCTTGCCTGACGAAACATTTTTCACCGCGTTGGTTGAATCCTTTATGGCGTTAGTAAATTCTGACGTTGCATTTTTGGCGTCATTTGCAGCAGCAGCCTGTGCTTCACTCTCGCTGGACTTATTCCCATGAAGCTTACTCTTAACTATTGCGCCAAACTGACCAGCAGCAGCATCAAGCACACTCGTTATATCGTTGTATTTTATACCAGCGCTAAACGCTTTATCCTTCATCCAGCTTCCGAACTGCTTAGATGCGCCTTTAAATGCGCTAAAAAACTCTTTTGTGCCATTTTTCAGAGCATAAATCGGATGCGGTTTCAGAAAAGCTTTTGCGCTTTCTTCCGCACTGTAGCCTGGACGCGTATTTTCTTTTACTACATTCTCCGCATATTTCTTCTGAGACAACAGGTAGGAAGGATCGTATTTAATCTCCTTTGGCATATTTTTTGCAGCAGACGCCCATGCAATTTTTGCGTCTTTTTCTGCTTCTGATAGTTCATTCCACTCACGTTTGCGTTCCTCTGCGAGTGCAGCATACATGCTTCGTTCAGCGCTTTTCCGTCTTCCAGAGATAACGCCAGTGTTTTCATTTACTATTCTATCAAGCCTCTTCCCGCTTCCCGTTACAGTGAATTTCTTCATGATGTCGTTGACATAATTATCAACTCCACGAGACGCTTCTTTCGCTTTTTCAAGTTCGTTTACATATGCAGTAGCACTATTTTTCAGTTTCTGCTGCGCAGTAATTGTAGGGCCGTACATATCAGACCTGAAACTTTTGACGGGGCGTCCCTTAAACTGCGGAAGAATAGAAGCCTTTGGGTTAAACGATTTTGTAGCCTCCTGCGTAGCTTTTTTAATGCTACCAGCAGCAGTTTTTCCAGCCTTTTCAATCGCGCCAGAAATCTGCTTTGTCAGTCCATTCGCAAAATCAGCTTTATAATTCAAACCAAGAGCAGCTTTTAGCGCCCCCAGTTTATTAATCAAATTTTGGACAGAAGTAGCGGCAGTTTCCGCCGAAGTTTGAACATTAAGCGTCAACGCATCAACCGTAATCGCCATGCTTTTCACCTCCGAACAGACCCTGCCGCCTGTTTATTAATCAATCAAGGAGTGCCGTCCTCCGCATTCGCATTGAACCGCTTCTCCCACGCGTTCAGCTGCTTCACCATCTTCCGCAGCTCGCGCTCTTCCTCCGCTTCTTTCTCTTCCTCTGTCTTGGGGAAGATATCCAGCGGTTTTTCCAGGTACTTCTTGGGGACAGACCCCTTTTGCGCGAACGCGTTAGACAGCACAACCGCGAACGCATCATGTACGTAAAGCCCTTGCATCCACAATTCCTCATTGCGCTGCTGTATCCGCAACTTGTGAGCTTCCGCGAACGCTACGACCATCCATGGATCGCCGTTCCAGTACTGCTCCCACGTCATTCCATAGTGCAGATACTCAGGGCAGAGTTTGCGAAACACTTCACCCATTGACAGTGGTGTCTGTTGTTCCATAACCCGCTCGACGTCTTCATCGAACAGATCATCGTCATTGCTTAGAACTCCACTGTCATCTTGGGGTTTTTTGCGCCACCGTTCTTTGCAGCCACCAGGGACTCGTACGGTACGCTGTACAGCTGAATCAGCCGTTCGAGCATACCTTCCGGCATACCGCCCAGATCGTCAAACAGGATCCGGTTCGTCTTTTCACGGCTGATGTTTTTGTGGTGCATACGGAACGCATAGAAGAACAGCTCCGGCACTTTGGTCAAAGCATAATCTCCAACGTCCTCGATCTTAAAACCGCGCTGCTCGCACCACTGCACAGTCTCACGATCAAACTCCAGGGTATAGTCCCTCTGGTTTTCCTCGTCGTGGAGGATAATCGGCTTTACGACTTCGTTAACTTCTTTACTTGCCATAGTGGGTTACCTTCCTTTCTTACATCCTGTTCATGTTAGATTTGTGTATGTAAGGGGGTAAGCCCGTTGGAACAGGCAACGAGCAACAGGCGTTCACCCGCTGTCCCCCCATTACATCATGTTTCTTGCCGATTACGGCTTCGCCGTCCAGTCAAGGACGTACTATCAGGTTCCGGACTTGGTCGCCCAGCCAACAATCTGGTGAGGAGTGATGTAGGCATCGATCTCCAGAGCGTTATCCACTTCAGCAGCGGAGAAGCCCAGAGGAGCAGGCTCGCCACGGAAGTAGAAGCTCTTCGCCAGTTTCGGATGGGTGATTTCGAACCAAGTCTCCAGGGGGCCGCCGGACGCTCCCTGACCAGTTTCGTAGGCAGTCCGCAGGGCCTCCCATTTGGTCATGAAGTCATCGGTCAGATTTGCGTGGACATTTGTGTTCAACGTGAGTCGCTACTTCACGCCCGCCCATATTGGGCTGCTCCATGTCGCCATGAAGATCAGACTATATCTTAACCCGCGTGGGGTTCCTGCCATTTCCAGCCGCTTGGCTGTACTCCCTTCCGGGATAGTCGTTGAACGTTCCTGCTTTCACAGGCTTCGCTGCTGATTGCCTTGCCACTGACCATAACAAGGGTTTCCAGCAATTAAACAGGTTATTCAATACGCATTGCTGCGTAAGGGCGCTATCATGCGGCTAACGCTTTTGCTCCGCCCGGATCGGAAAGACCCGAGATGTACTGCTTGTACTGGGTTTCATCCAGTTCGGTCACGTCGATACCGTTGGGGGCTTCATTGAAGTCAGGCATCGAACGCAGACGAGCAACCTGGGTATACCCCGTAGTCGGACGCGTTCCGGCAGTGCTTTCACAATATCGTTCACCATGATTCGCTACGTCATGACCGCCATTCAAGGCTGCTCTATGTCACCACAGAGTTCAGACTATATCTCAATCCTTTTCAGGATCCCTGCCATTTCCACCGCCAATCGCTTGCGGCGTACTCCCTATTCGGGATAGTCGTTGAGCCTTCCCCTTGTTCAGGGGCTTGGTTGCTGATTGTCTCGTCAGCCTGCCAACCAACGAGAGTTTCCAGCAGTTAAGCAGGTTTGCTATGCCCGTTACCGGACAAAGGCGCAGAAGTTTACGCAGCTTTTCAGGATAATTCCTTTACTGTGAATCGCTACAGCCATGGTTTTATACCTCCTTGTTGTTCTTGCGCCCCTTCTTTACGAGAGCAGGTTCCTTCTTGACTGTTTCCTCGGCTTCGCGCGGGATTTCCGCTCTGCACCGGGGACACACAGCCTGGTCGGTTTCTTTTCCGCAATAGGGGCATGTTACCTTAGTCATTGGCTTTTACCTCCGATACATCTGATAGACTGTAGTGCCATCTACGTCTTCAGGTTCTTCTACAACAACTTCATACCGTGCATACAGCCGCATGATCGTTCTGTCGATAGTCGGCAGTTCGTGCTTCTGAATCCTTGAAAAAAGCATGTCCTGCATCTCAAGATCAGCTACGTCCATGATCGCTTTGCATTCCTGCTTGCGTCCTGTCTGCTTATTGCTGTACACCGATACCTCATACACGACAATCGCATGATGCTCTTTGGCGTCATTGTCGAGCGTGTGCCAATCCGTTCTGTTACTGTCCTCGCGGATCGTAACAAACGGGAACTGGGCGTCCTTCTCCGGCGGGATATTCGATACGTAGCAGTCAGGGTACGCCGCTTTGATTGCGTCGTGGACTCTCGTGTATACGGCAGCCTCTATGTCAATCAAGGGCCAGCGCCTCCTTTACTGCTTGTTCGATATTCCTCTCGTCCGTCACAAACTGCCTTGCCATTTCCATTCCGGGTCTTGGAAGCAGATCGGCTTCTGTTCCTGTAAACCTTTCGCCACCGTAGAACCAGTGGTCGTAATTGCTTTCATAGAACGGGCCGCGTCTTCCATCAGGCTTGACATTCTGTTCCGAGTAAGACCCTACATGAACTGGTGGAGCACCATTGGACGTCTTTGCGAATTCGTTCTTTGCATTCACGCCCCAGCCAACGCCGAACTCGATAAATGCAATCTCATCATCAACCGCTTCAATGGTGTGCTTGCCGGGTAAATCCGAACGGAATACCTGTACGCCAGTTCCAGCATATTCGCTCCTTGCCACATCTACTGCTTCACCAATCAGCACGGAAGCTATCTTGTCTGCCTTTTTTAGCATCGCTTCCTTTGACATTTCTGTCTCCAGGAACTTCAGTGCTTCATCAATTCCAGCTACACTGCCAATGTCAATCTTTCTCACTGACATCAACTTCTTTCACGTAGAAGACAAGGTTTGTCAGGCTGCGGGCGATACGGACAACCTTGAAGTTATGCGCCCCGTCCGCTGGTGTCTTACGAATCCAGATCAGGGACTCCTCGTTGATTGGACACCTCATGTCATGCGTGGTCAGTCTGTGTGTGTAAGCCGTTGTAATGCCGTAGGGGTCGAGTGTGACCATACCCTGGGAGCCAAGGTTGTTCGCGCCGGACGATACGCTCATGGACATCCGCGTCTTGACTGGTTCGGAATAAATCATGCGATGTTCGCCAGTCAACAGACCAGTTTCTTCATCGCGGACTTCTTCTTCTCCAGTTCTAAGCGCATACCAGAGTTCTACGCCGTTACGGTTCAGTGTATGCATCTCACATCACCACCGCGTATGGCGTGAGACGACTCAGGATGTCTTCATCGTCCACGCTATCGTAAGTCCGGTTAACCCCACTCGCTTCTTCGTGGGACTTTTCACCCTCACCGCCGCGTCGGAGGAAAAGTCTTGCGCAAAGCTCACAATGCAGATAATCGTACTCTTCCGGTACACCATCTGCATATTTCTCGCGGTTGTACGGATACAGCCTGTCGAGAATTTTCTGCTGCGCTTGAAGCAGGTAAACCCGCAGGACAGTGGGTGTAGCTTCAGGGTCTTTGTCAACCAGCGTAGTGACGACTTCGATCTTTTCAGCTTCTGTCACTGCGGGCCACCTCCTCTCTCAATCAGGCATCGGACTTTTTAGTCTTGCTGCCGGATTTCCTGGTTACTGGTTTTTCAGCCTTTTCCTTGGCTTTCTCGCGAGTTTCCTCAATCAAGGGGAAACCCAGGTTGTTCGCCGTGCTCTCCAGTTCAGCAATTCTCATGAGATCAGCTTCAACGCCGTCCCTGGGGTACGCATCCCCCGTGCGGTATACATGCCCTGCGTCCATGGAGTCAGCAAACGGATGAACCACTACGTAGCCGATCATGTCAATCAGGCAGCGGGAGTTACTGCACGGGTGTAGTAAGTTTTTCCATCCACGACTTCGCGGTCAACGGAGTGGAAATACTTGTTGTTGCTGTCCTTCTCGTAGTAGTTCAGCGCGAACGGATCCGCAGTCGCGGCAGGGCTGGAAACCTGGGTGAAGGCTTCGGTGCCGACATCGATAACGGCGATACCGTCGATGTATTCCGCCCACAGCTTCATTCCCATCAGGGCGTAGCACTCACCGACGGCGGTGCTGTAATTGCCCATCGCGTGGAAACCGATCAGGTTGGTCTCGCCAGCCACGGTGTACTCCAGACCCAGACGAGCGAAATCGCTGTCGCCGGGATCCACATAGTACAGATCGATGTTTTCCACGGGCAGAGCGATTACCTTGCCCTGGGGGATATCGGGATCACTCATCAGGAACACCACGGAATAACCCATGAAGTCCTTGATGTAGTTCAGCCCCATCTGGGTCTGGATGGTGACGTTCGCGCCGCCCAGATACTTGTAGGCATCCAGGATGTTGACGAAACCAACCACCGTAGTGACGTCCTTCCGCATCTTGGAGAACTTGTCCAGAACCAGACCCTTCGCCATCGCCAGAGCCATCTGCCAGGTGCTGAAAGCGCCAGTCAGGATACCGCCCTTCAGGAACGTATAGAAATCGGTCAGGACGTTGTTCTGAAGCTCGGTCAGGAACGCCGCATCGGTCTTGTCAACAGCAACGGCAGCGCCGTACTTATTGACAGCTTCGATACTCACAGCCTTGCAGTATTTGCCGAATGCGATATCGCCATAAGCGACAGGATGCACTTCAGCCAGGGAGTAGGGGATCTCTTCACCCTCGCCAATGGCTCCGCTCTGGAGCGTCACGGACGCAACACTGGAAGTCAGTTTTGTGCCCGGCTCCTTGCGGATAGGACGCATAATGCCCAGGATTGTGCGGAGGGCTTCCCAGTTCCGAGCGAAACGGGTCACGAAGTCGATCTCGCGGACGGAGACGTCAATGTTCGCCTGCTTCGTCAGGTTAGATTTAGCCATAATCGTTTACCTCCTTGTTTGATTGACGATTACTGGAACAGTTCAATATTGTTAGCAATCGCCTGCTGTCTCTCCAGCGTGTCTTGAATCTTGAAAATTTCCTCCTTGGTCATGGGAGCGGCGGGTTTCCCTGCACCAGCCGGAGGAGCTGGAGTCTGTTTTACTGCGCCAGCCAACACAGCCTTATCATGGGTTTCCAGGAACGCCTTTTGATTGGCAAAGACGTCCTCCATCTTGCCGTCTGCCATCGCGATCGCGGTCTTTTCCGCCAGGTCAGCGTCATACCCCATGGACAGGTACGCTGTCTTATAGGTATTGATCATGTCCCTACGTTCAAGCTCCTGCAAACGCTCCTGCATTTTGCGGCTTGCTTCCTCGGCTTCCTGGGCCTTCTTTTCATCCTCGGTCATCTTCTCCTGAAGTTTCCGTTTCAGTTCAGCGGCTTCGGTGTTCGCTTTGGAAAGCTGGGTCTTCAGTTTCGCGGCTTCGGGATCCGGCTTGTTTTCCGGCTGGTCAAGCGCTTCAAGTGCCGCCAGCTTTTCTTCAGCCGTCATATCCGCATAGCCTTTGATGCTTTCAGTAATCTTTGCCATA